AGCTACGTCGAACTCGCGTTGCTGCTCGGCCAGCGCCTTGTCGGACGCCTCCTGCTGAGCGACTAACTGCCGGTTCGCCATGTCCTGCGCGGCGTAGTCTGTCCCGCCGCCGCCTCCTCCCCCTCCGAAGCACAACCTAGGATACTCCCTGTTTCATCCTAGCTCGCGCGTTACGTGTGTGTAAACAGCGCTTGCACAGACGTATGTGAGAACGGGTTGGCGCCCGATAGACATTGTCATCGCCTAGCCAATGCCCTTTACGGCAGTAAAACCGACGCGCCATGCGATCGCGTCGATTGTCGGCATCGGTCCCAAGATACAAGTGGTCCGGGTTAACGCAGAGCGGCACGTCACACCGATGCAGCACTTGCAATCCTGGCGGTATTCGTCCTTTGACGTCCGCCCATACCAAACGTGCCGCATGGACTTTGATCGTTCTGCCGTTCAACCAGATGTTTTGCACTGCTCGAAGCGGTTGACCTTTCGAGGTCTTCACGCTCCCGGTCCACAGCCAGCATCCGCTGTTTGGTTCTGGAACGTATTGGCCTGACCACATCTTCGGGTCTCCAGACGTAAAGGACGAAGTCCTCGCCCTGTTTGCCGTAGCCCCGCAGAACGCATTCCTGCCGAGCACCCAGAAACTCAATCCAGCGACGGCTATCAGTGTGGGACGCCATCGCGCGGCATTCGGCGCGATGGAACTTCACCCCCAGCAAAGCGGGGATGATAAAGCGGTAGGCGTGTCGTGTCATGTCCAGCACCACATGCCGCCACTGGTCGGTCCCGTAGGCGAACACCGACCAAACCCCGGGCCACAGCGCGAACACACCCTGACAGGACACCGGGACGCCGTTCAGCTCCCAGATGCAGCACATGTCCCCCATCCAAGCGAGCTGTCCCTGGACAAAAACATCCAGGTCCTCGGACCAGCGCAGCGCGAACAGTTCCCTGCGGTCGCGCTCGCGCAGGTTCTCGGCGATCGCGCGCAACCCGGCTTCGGTGACCGGGACCCGGGTAATCACTTCACATCCGCCTTCTGGAAGTTGATCGTCATGGACCCCAGGATCGCGGGTGACGGATCGCTGGTCGTGAGGGTCAGCCCGATATGCGTCCCGTATCCGGCATAGGGGATGGATTGCAGCGAGTAGGTCTGCCCCGCAAACGTGCCGACCGTTTCGCGTGCTGTCGGGTTGTTCGCCAGCATGCCCGCCTGGAGCGTCCACACGCCGTTTATCATCAGGTCAATCGAGATTGGCTTCTTCCAGGTGGTCGGGGTTTCCGCCGCCATCATCGGCGTGACCACGGTCGCCAGCGTGTTGTCATACTGGTTACCGTCCGGGCCGCCATACATGTAGAGCGTGTCACCGCTACGGAAGATCACGCGGTTCTGCACCGTTGACATGTAGTCAACCGGCACGGTGAGCGTGAACGTGGCCCACGCGGAGATTTTGGCAGACGGGTAGTAGGACAGGACATAAATCTTCGTCCCGACCGACAACCAATACCTGCCCGTGATCGGCTGCACGATCGCGCAGACCTGGTTCATGTAAGGGCTGTTGCGGATTTCGTCGATGATAAGCGGGTCGATCGGCGAGCCCACGTCGTTAACCGCAGCGGCCATGCTGGCGTTGATCGCCTTGAGCGAGCGCACGCCGCTGTCCGACATGAAGAGCACGTCCCCGGTGCCGAACTGCAACGCGCTCTGCGGTGCGACACAGCCGATCCGCACGAGCTGCTGGAACACGTCCGCGGCGGGATCAGGGTCCAGCGTCCAAAGCTGCGTCATCAGGCGCGAGAAGATCGCGACCTGCTTGTAGTAGACCTCCATCGAGATCAGGTTCTCGGCGTCGCTGTCGTGATCGGCCAGGTCAATAAAACCAGCACCCGGATTGTTGGTGCTGGCAGGGTCCTGGACCGTAGGGTCACCGACCCCCGCGAACCGCAAGACCGTCCCGTTCAGCCGATACATCTTCGAGCCGTAAAGTCGGATGTAGGAGCCTGGGTTTGGCGGCACGACGACGCCGTCATACCAGTTGGTGTAAGAGCCGTCCGTGTTCAGCGCCGCCACCATGAACTTTTGCTGGTAGGCGTCGAAGTCAACCAGGCGCGAGATGGTCTTCCCCGTGTCGACCGCGAGCTGGTGATAGAGCACCGGGAACGGCGACGTGCCCTGGTTGATCGCCGGCGGCGCGATCTGACCGAACACATGGATTTCGTTCATCAGCCCGATCAGGCCCAGGGTCCCGGCCGGAAGATTGGTGACGGCGACGAAAGCGCCGCGCTTCTCGATTTCGCCGCCCGCGTTAATAATGAAGTTGTCCAGCGTGCGCAGCGATCCGGCCGGCGCGGTCAGGACACTGCGGCGGACATCCAACCCCAGCTTAAAGTCGTCAATGATAAGTTCAGTCACGGCCCCGTGCCGTAGCCTGGCGGTATGTAATCAAGCCCGATGCGGCCGTAGAAATCGTCCTGGCGCGGGCTGCCGCCAATGATGAACGGTCCCCGCTTGTGGGCGCCCTGCTTCACCTTCATCCGGCGCAGCCACTCCTTGCCCTTTTCCAGCTTGAGCTGCGCGTCCGGCGCCTTCTCGCGCGCCAGTATCTCGCCCGCGGCAAACAACAGGATCGGCCGGTGCGGCAAGGTCGCCAGGTCGCTGTCCGCGATCATCGGCTGGACCAGCTTGGGTCCCCGCATCCGGAGCCGCGCCGTGTCGTTCGGGTTGACGCCTACGGGCGCCTGGTCCGGGACCGGCCAGACCTCGAACGTGTCGTCGTCCGGGTGATGCCGCCAGCGCTGGATCGGCCAGGACGTGAACCCGGTCTCACTGTTCCAGAGCCGGAAGTCCTCCGGATTTATTCCGTAGAGCACTTCGTTGTAGAGCGAGGTCCAGACCAGCCAGACCTTCTCGACGTTCTCGAACGGCAGGTCCGGATCGTAGGGGTAGTATCTTTGGTTGATTGCGATCGGAATGTCCCGGTCCACGTTGAGTTGCGGCCAGTTGTAAGTCTCAAACAGTTCGTCCTGGGTGCGGTTCAGGACATAGGCTAAAGTCTCTTTGTCGTTGACCCCATGCGCCACGTTGGTGCTGTGGCCGACTTCGGCCCTTAGCATCGTAATCAGATCGCGGAGCTGGTAGGTCGTCGCCATTGGTTCAGGCCGCCGCCTTAGTGGTTAGCTTCTTGGCGCCGGCAGCGATCGCCGGGTCGACCTCGGTGTCCTGGCCGGAGGACAATGTCTGGGACGTGACCTGCGGACCAGGTCCCGGGTTCACCTTGGTCCCGACCAAACGCGCCTGGAACCGGTCATTGCGCTCCGGTAGCTGGAAGTGATGGCCGGGAAACAGGTGTTTCCCGACCACGTCGCCATAAGTGTCCTCTAGTCTTCGCTTCTCGACCTGCGGCGGCATGTCGGCGGTCTCGCCAACATCGAAGATTTCGGTCACCGCGCTCTCGCCATGCAGGAACTCCAGCACGATCAATTCAGGATAGGTGATCGGCCGGAAGGCGCTGCGGTTGACGACGTTCAACAGATCGCCCGCGAGGGCGACGTTGCATTCGAGAAGCTGGTATTTGGACATTAGGTGTATCGTCCCTTGTTATCCCGAACCCGCTCCGGATCGTGCCGTCGAGCGTGTTCGGCTTGGGTCATCGCTTCAAGGTTTTCGGGGCGGTTGTCGGTTGGGTCACCGTTGACGTGGTGGACAACCTGATCGGCGCCAGGTTGTGCCACAAGACGATGCTCCAGCTCCCATCCTTGGTCAGTTTTAACCTTGACCCAAGGCTGGCCCTCCCAGACCCGGCGTGTTCCAGAAGGGACATACTTCGGATGCTTCGCACCGTAGTGAGCCTTCTTTGCGTTAACTTCTGGAGTTACGGTTCCTCGTGCTCGGCATAATATTGAACAGAACCGGCTGCTGGCCACGCGCCTTCGGGCGCTCACCGTGTAGATATTAGCACAGTATTCGCAGGTAAGCGGACCGAAGGGCATATTCTATACCTATGTTATACTTAGGCTATATCGTAGACGCCGGCAGAGTTTACTTGCTGGGCCACCATTTGACCAGTGCAGGTCATGCTTTTATATAACACGAAGGTGTTGTAGGGACGCGAAGGCGTGAACGTGTGGCGCCACTCGTCTTCCATCTTCATCAGGTAGATGTGCCTGGTGTCGAAGATGTAGGCCCGCTTGGCGAACCCCAGATCGTCCAGGGTGGGATCGAACTCGATCGGGATGTCCATAAAGGACATTTGCCCCATCGCACCGTCCTGCGGTCCCCGGAACCCGCGCAGCGAGTAATTGCCGTTGGCCCGGATTTCGGTCTCCATCGCGGAAATGAAACTCGACCCCGCAAGGCACTTGTTGGGACGCCCGCCGTAGCGGATGAGCTGGCGGTATTCGCTTTGCAGAAACGTCAGCAGCACGCCGCCGTTGGTCGCGGCCGATGTGATCGGGCCAGTGCCTCCCGCTGCCAACGCAGCGGCCGTCGCGGCGCGGTTGCGCCACCAGGTATTCGTCGTCCTGGTAAGGCCGCCCAGCGTGCCGGCCGCGGGGTTGTCGACGATGATCGACATAAGCCCCGCCAGCGCCTTGGGATCAGCGACGCCATCGCCCCAGAGCAGCTTGTTCATCGACCGGGCATATTGTTCGCCAAAGTCCTGGAGCTTGTCGGCCAGCAGGTTCACCAGGACCGTCATCTCGCGCCCGCTGTGCTCTTCGGTGCGCTCGCCGTTACCCTCTTCGTCGGTCACCGAGATGCCGTCGATCTTGAGTTCCGTGTGGGTCAGCGTGATGCCGATATGATGTTCACGCCACGGGAAGTTCACCCGGTCGATGTTGGCCGGCGTGAAGAAGTTGACTGTGTCGTTGTGCGTGTAGCCGATCATGCTGTCGTTGACACCAGCCGCGCCGAACTTGCCCTTAATGGCAAGCGAGATGTTCCCCTTGCCGCCCGGGAACGTCTTGTTGGTCTTCTCCATTGCATCCAGCAACGGCTTGGCCTGGATCGACTGCTTGAACGTGTCGCCCTTGTTTAGGTAAAAGTCCAACGACGCATTCGCGATGTTGGTGATTTCTCCGGCTGTGAAAGCCATTTAGCGCCCCCGTCAGTGGGTAGCGCGCGACCTCTCAAGACCCAGCAACGCAGCTTCCATGAGCGTGCGGGGTTGCGGACGAGCGCCGTTGACCACACGGGTGCTGTCCGGAGATGAACGTGTCCGCTGGACGAGGGGTTGGAAGTTCCCCGCCAGCGTGTTCGTTTCCTCGTAAGCGCGTTGCGCAATCTGAACCGCCACGTCAGGCGTCACCGCCTGTCCGTTCTCGGCCATCAGAGCTTGCGAAATTCGCAGAACCGCACCCGCCTTCTTGGCGTAGTCCGGGTCCCGTCGCATGATGCCCTGTTCCCATACCGTGACCGCGTCACGCACTGCCTGCGCAGTTCGTGATTGAGTGTCCTGCTGAACCTCGCGTTCGCTTTGCTGCGCCTGGCCCTGAAGACGGGCGTTCGCGTAACGCATCCGGGAGACCTCGGCGGCCACGTCCCGGGTCATCTCGCCGGTCTCGACCTTTTCGTGAAGGTCGGTTGGCAGGAAATCCCCGAGCGCTTCGTTGGCGAGCTGCCAGTAGGGGGCAACCCCGTCACGAAACGCCTTGAAGTCACCGCGGCGAAGCGCGGCACCGACCCCGAGCAACAGGTTGACGTCCTCGGCGGCCAACTTGTTGGCCGTAAGGTAGCCGTGCATCTGCTGCCAGTGAGCGGCGGGTTCTTTTAGGCTCTCAACTTCGGTTCGTAGGGAATTACGCTGACTGAGCAGCCGTTCCACGCGCTTACGGCTCTTGGACGGAAAGTCCTTGAGTTCCGCGTCGGTGGGATCGCTGTCCAGCGGGTCGGGCGTTGACGGCACAGCCGCCGCGTCGGGAGTTGGACCAGCCTCTGCCGCCTCACTCTGAGGCAAGTTCTTGGCGGCGTCCGGTTGAACGACCTTGCGAACGACTGCGAGCAGCCCTTCGTGTTCGCTAACCGGGGGTGCATCGGACGAGGATGCGGAAGGTGCGTCTTGGGCTGCGGTGCCTGAAGCCGCGGACGGGGCAGGCGTATCCGCCGATACGTTAGCATCGGGCGTGCTGGACGGGGCACTGTCGGTATCACTGTCCATTACCATCGTGTTGTGGGTTGTAGAACAACACCCACGGCACGCGCAACACTAGGGCGTGGGCTGTCCCTGTCCCGGGGTCAGGCGGGGACCGCCACCGCGTCCCGGCATCATGCCGTTAGCGCCTGGCACGGGTGGTGTCCTAGGACCCAAACGCCCATTAATCGGGTTGATCGCGGGCGCGTTCTGCGCACCCATAGCGCCCTGCGCAGTGGGGTCATTCGGCCCGCCCGCCATCGGTGGCGCGACGGGCATTCCCGGTGCGCCGCCACCGCCTGGGAGCTGCGCCCCAGGCGGTGGTGCGATCTGCCCTGGCTGGAGCTGACCGCTCGCGGTGACCGGGTTGGTCGGGTCCTCGGGTTCGGGCGCGGCAACGCCCCCAGGCTGCCGGTTGATCGCGTCCATCGACGGCATCCCCGCGATGAACGCATCGGTCAGGTCCATGCGGTCGTCCAGACGACGGAGCAGTTCCCGCGCCATCCACTCCGGCGAGATGCCCGGGATGCGTTGCAGCATCGGGAAGATGATCTGCGCTGCCTGGATTTCCTGCTGGCGGTTCGGTCGTCCCGTGGAGCCGGCCTTGACCTCCAGGTAGATGTTCTTGGCGACGTCCTCTTTGGTCAGTTCGGGCCATACCGCGCCGGGACCGACCACTTCCTGGACCGTCTGCGCGCTCACGTTGAGCATCAGGATTTTACCCGCCGCCTGCGCGATCTGGGTCAGCAGGTCATCCTGGTCGTCGATCACTGAACGCAAGTCGGTATGGCGTGAAGCGTCAGCCACGGCGCTTTCAGTGGCTGTGACGTCCTGGCTGTCCCCCATGCTGGCCTGGTCCTGTCCCAGGACACGCAGCAAATCCTCGAACGTGGAGGAGGTCTCGTAGAGTGCGGGATCAATGGCGGGCATCTTAATGGGCTGAAGGACGTCCTCGATTTTCTGTCCCGGGGACAGGGCGTTGAGTTCGAGCAAGGCGTTCGCCGGATGGTTCCGGAGCTTGTCTTTGTCCTCTTCCTCCAGGATGCCCGCCGCGACCGCGATCTTGGGACGGTTCGCACGACGGTGCTCACGCAGCCCCTGCCGGGCGCGGTTCAGTTCGAGCTGCATGTCCTTGAGCAGGTCAATATCCGACTTCGGGAACACTTCCCGCTCGTGATAGGTCTCGTTCAGGATGATCGGATACCAGGGCCAGAAGTCATCATTGTAGACGTCAGGGGCCACCGGCTCCTGGAGGAAGTCCTTGTAGCCGTCGCACACGACGTAAACGATGCCGTCCTTGCGCGAGTAAATCTCCCAGACACAGGCGAGACTAATCCCGCCGTCGGGAAGCAAACCTGGGATCGTCGGGTTCGGATTGCGGAAGTTCGCCATCCCGTCGCTGCCCAAACTCGTCACGTCGTCCCGGGCGTAAGCCCGATACCCGTAGCCGACGTCGACGTTGTAGATTTCCTGAATGTCGTCGACGCTCAGGTAATATTCCTGCGCCACCCAGTCCGCGCCCAGGAACCCGTGCAGGCTGCGGGTCTTCGGGTCCACGATGATCGCCGTGCTGTCCGGATAGTCAAAGATCAAACCCTCACGCAGGATCAGCTTGGGTTCCTGTTGCAAGGCCGCGATCGCCAGGCGCAGCTCCTCGGCCTCGGCGCTTTCTTGCTGGACCTCGTCATCCGCGAGGTCCGCCGCCAGGCGCTCGATGTTGGCCAGGCGCTCGGACATATCAGCGATCCGGGTTTCCATTTCCGGACGCATCTTCAGCTTGCGCTGGAAACCCAGCTTGACGAAGCCGACCCCGGTCACGATCGCCCGGCGAATGGTCATCTTCATCATAGTTTTGAACGGGAAGACCTGCTGGTCGATCTCGTAATTGTAGAGGATTTCCAGCGTGTCACAGACCCGGCTCAGCATCTTGTCGTAGGACTGGACATTCTTGAAGTCCGCGACGATCGCCGCCGCGTTCTGGTTGGGCGGCGCCGGCATCCCGGTAAGCTGCTCCATCTGCGCCGCCTGCTGCATCTGCTGCTGCGCGGTCGCCAGGGTCAGCATGTCGCCGTCCCAGACCGTCGCCAGGAGCCGCTTGCGCTTGCGGGCGACCACCTTCGGGTTGGACGCATAGAGCGTCGCGGTGCGCTGCTGGACGTGGCGCAGCGCGATGTTGGCAACGTAGCGCGGGTCATCCCGGCCGATGTTCTGTCCCGGCCACTGCCGGCCGAAGGCAAAGTCCATGTTGTCGCGCATCCGCTTGTGCGCGTGGCGCTGAAGGTCGCGCGCCTTATGGATGCGGTCCTGCCAGCGCCCGACCAGGAGCCGGCGTTGCTCGGGCGGATCAGGGGGCTCGCGCAGGATGTTGGATTTGGTCGGCGCCTGGGAGATGTCCTCGGTCGCGTCCATCGTCCCTTGATCGGGGACAGGCACCATCGGTCCCGGGCCTATCCCTGTCCCTGTCCCGGACATGTGTTACCAGCCTCCTGCCGAGAACGAGAACCGCGCCTGGCGGCGCTGGTCGTCCCGTTGCTGTTTCAACCAGCCGAAGCTGAACATCCGGTTCTTTTCGATCGGGCGCCCGACCACGATCGGCATGAGCTGCTGAAGGCCCAGACCGATTAAAGCGAGCGCGTCGACAAAATCGTCGTGCGCGTCGTGCGGGAACTTCAAGAGTTCATCCCGTGCCATCGGCCACCACGGAGCGTTCTCCGGAAAGTGGACCATGTGCATCGCCATCCGGCCCTGGATCGACTGCGCGCGGGTCTGCTTGTCGGCGAGCGGCGTCACTTCAATGATCGAGCAGAATGTGCTAGTCTCCAGCATCCGTTTCCGCAGGAACGGCCCGACCGATTTAGAGATGTGCGATCGCTCCGCCCACCAATGCAGGGGCTTGTGGTCCTGGATCATCTTCAGCATGGCTTCGACCGCTTTGTCGGTCGGCATCTGCCGCCAGACCGCGTCGACCACCCAGATATGGTCATTCTCGTCCACGCCCACGGTGAGAAGGCAGGTCCGGTCCCGGCCTTGCAGCATCGAGACCGCATGATCCGATGAGCAGTAGCGGCGCAAGTCCCGGGGCAGGTCCTGCTTCTTGTAGGTCTGAATGTAGTCGGCCTTGAAGAAACTGCCGCCCTCGGGGCTGGGGCGGCCTTGATAGAGGGCGCTGAAGCCCCGCGGATCGCGCCTGCGCAGACCCTCGAAGAACGGGGCGTCAAACCGCGACGGCCAAAGCGCTTCGCCCTCGGCACGCTTCAGGATGTCATGCTCGCGCGCCAGGGCCGGCAGGTCGATAATGTGCCACTGACGGGCCTCTTCGGGATCATAGAAATCGTTCATCGGGTCGATGATCCGCCCGATGATGTCGTCCTCGTGCCAGCGTGTCCCGATGATGACGATGCAGCCGTCCTGGGTCATCAGACGGGTGGACGCGACCCGGTTGAACCAGGTCCAGCACTGGTCCCGGATCGTCGGTGAATTGGCTTCGGCGCTGTCCTTCACGGGATCGTCGATCACGAACAGATCGGCCCCGCGTCCCGTGGTCGTGCCGCCGCGTCCCACGAACGCCAGGACACCGCCTTTCGTGGTCTGAAGGCGGTTGGATGCCTGGCTGTCGCCCTTGAGCACGAGGTCCGGGAACACCTGGGCCGACGCCGGATGGCGGATCACGTCGCGCACGTCCCGGCCGATGTCTTCGGAGAACTTGTCGTTGTAGGTGCCGAAGATCACCGACTTAGACGGGTTGCGGCCGGCATACCAGGCGATAAAGCGTCTTGAGGCGAGTTCGGTCTTTCCGTGGCGCGGCGGCAGCGAGATAATAAGCCGCTTGATGCGGCCTAGTTCGACCTCCTCCAGAGCGGCGGCCATGACCTTGTGGAACCGCTGCACGTCGTAGCGCGACTGGTCAGGGTCATCCGGCTCGTCCGGGGTGGGCATGGTGAGCTGAACGTAGGGGATCAGCGCGTCCTTCGCATCGAAGCACGCGATCAGCCGTTTGAGGATCAGCTCGTAGCGGGTGGCGTCTTCGCTAACTGCGTTCATCGTCCGGAACAACCAGGAGCGAGATGGTCGCCTCGACCAGATGATCGCCCACGACATAGGTCCGGGTGAGGGTGTGGACGGTCCCAGGCTCCTCGGTGGCGCCCGGCACGCGCCAGTCCCAGAGCGCGTCATGAATGTCATCCATGCAATCGACGACGATCGTGTTGAGGTCCCGGGACATTTGAGCCTAGGCCATCGTAAAGGTGTTGGAGGACTGGGTCTTGACCGGTGCCGGCGCGGCCGACGTCACGGTGACACTGGCGGCTCCCGCCACGAAGGTGTTCGCCGCCAGCGTGACCGAGTAAGCCCCGGTCGTCGGGTTAACGGTCGCCGGGACCGACGCCTTCGGCGCCCCCTGCACGGGCTTTACATCAACAGTCGCCGGCATGACCGCGCCTCTGAGGCTGTCGACATAGACCGTCCCCACAACCGGCGTCGTCGAGATCGCCGCATGACCTGGGATCGTGGTGATGTCGATGCCGATGGCGGCGGGACTGGCGAGATAATCGCGCCAGGCTTGCTTCAGGAGACGGAACACCGCCATCGTGTGCGGCGGCGCGTAGACGGGAACGGCCATGTCCGGTGTCCTCCTCGATTATCCCTGGCGCCGTTCGACGGCCATCATGCGAGCTTCAAGCGCCTCTACGCGCTCCCTAAGCGGCACCATTTCGGCGCGCATCTTGAGGATTTCGGCATCCACGTAGCCCTTTGGTGCCGCGTGGTTCGGGTCCGTGGGCATGACCGGCGGTAGATCAACTGGTGTTGGTTCCGGCGGCTCGGGTGGAAGTGGTGCAGGATCGGGCACGCCACCATCGGCCACCCACGCTAAGTATTCAGCGTAATCGCGGTTCGCTGGATCATCAGGTATGTGCGCGTTGTCAGACACACGCAGGATCGTGTGCTCGTTCGCTGTGAGTTGGTATTCTGCCATGTTTACCTCTAGAGGTCGGCGCTCGCGGTTGCGGAATTAAGGTTTATTCCAAATTGCCCCGTCGCAGTTGAAGCAGCACTTACATACAGCCCTGTTCCACTCGTATACAAACCAGGGATTATGTTCGTGTTGGTTCCCCATACGACTGAAAGTGTCGGGTTTGCTCTCATCGCCACAATAAGCGGCCACCAAAAAGTTATGGTGGTGCCGCTTGCAGAATAGCCATTGTAGGCCAGTCCAGTTATGACTTGATAAAACCGCTGGCACTGCTGTAGTTGTTGCGCTGGCGATCCGCCGTAGTCGAGCGGCGTCATTACGGAGCCAACTTCGAGTTGCACGCCCCCGATCACAACTATTCCAGACTGCACACCTATATTACCGGACCTCGCACTGTCAGTAGTGCCACAACTGAACCAGAAATCCAGCCCGGTGAAATCGTTGCCTGCTGTCCCAAGGGTCTTGCCTGCGATACTTGGTAGAGTAAATGTGAGACTATAACGAACTGGTGTCGTGGTCAGCGTTACCGATTGTCCATTCCCAGTTGTTCCGACTGAAGGCGATCCACCAGTGCCCATGCTCTGATCGAACGAGACACCTAATTTCACTCCCGCGACAGAAGCATGTGCCCAGAATGAAGCTGTCACAGTTTTACCAGCTAACCTGCGCACGCTTTCAATGCGTTGTAGAACAATGGTCTCCGATGCTGCACCAGCATTGCCGGTAAACGTGCTCATCAAACCTACGGCAATAGCCTCATCACCGATTTGTGCCCGTTGCGCATCGTTATAGGCGATTGATTGCACGCTAACGGTATCTAGGTTGAAATACAAATACCAACGGTCCATTGCTGTATATGCAACAGTGGTTACTGCGATGGCGCCACGTTGCGCTATGGCAAACAGCGGATTGTGGATCAGATTGCGCCCGACGTTGGTCAGCGCCGTCCCGGTCGCCGCGGCGACAAACTGGGTCGTGGCGAGCGACGTATCGGCATCACCAACTGGCGGATTGGGCGCTGTCGGATTGCCGGTCAGGACCGGGCTGTTGATGGGCGCATACGCGGTGCCGATCTGCGTGCCGTTGACCCATTTTTGGGTATCCCATACCCAAATCACGCCATTTGGCCCAGTATAGGTCTGGCCGTTAATAGGGTTACTCGGAAAGTCAAGCATGCCACACCTCAGAACTTTGCCTGACCGCGTTTATCTGCAAGCATGTTTTCGCTACGGGCCGAAAAACGGGTCCTTGCGATGGCAGGTCCGCCCACGAGAACACTTCCAGAGCATTAAGGAATGGAAACGATGGAACGCCCGGCATGCGGGAAACATCGCCGGGAACAACCACCACAGTGGCTACTCCTTCATCAAACTCGATCGTGCCCTCTGGTCGGCACACCGTATCGTCTTCAAGCTGGTCGCCGGGCAGGAACCACCGCAAGTCGATCACATCAATGGCGTCAGGAACGACAACCGCTGGAGCAACTTGCGAGCCGCCACCCACGCACAGAACATGCAGAACCAACGGCGGATGCGCAGTCTCCCCAAAGGTGTGAAGGTTTCGCGATCTGGCCGCTTCAGCGCCCGTCTCGGCCCCGGCGGCGTGATCCATATCGGAACATTCTATAGCGCCGAAGAAGCCCACGCCGCCTACTGCGAGGCTGCCCGTAAACACTTTGGCGAGTTCTGGCATCCAGGCTAAACCGTCGTAAGCCCAGATGATGCCGCCCGGCCCGGTGTAGGTGGCGCCTGTGATCGGGGCTGATGGGAAATCGAGGGCCATGGCTATAAGTCCGCCGCCAGACTATATTGTGAACCCAATACGTAGCAGTCACCCGCAGTTGCCGTGGATGTCAGGGACAGGGCAGCGCTGCCGGGGCCGAGTGCGGACATCGTTATCAGTTGCGCATTGGGACTTACTGTGCCCACCGTAAGCTGAGTGATCGTAGGCACCGCACGCATGGCTGGGTATGTCACCGTCTGGGATTGCAGGCTACCACCGGATTGGCCGACATAGCGGATGGAGATAATGGTGGTCTGATAAAACCGCTGACACTGCTGTAACTGCTGCACCGGATCGGGCTTCTCTAGCGGCGTTGGTTGCGTCTGGCCGGGGCTCGCTATTTCAAGCTGGACGCCCCATAGTTGGATGGTGCCGGATTGCACACCGACATTGCCGGATCGCGTGACATAGCTCGATCCGGCAGAGAGCCAAAGGAACAACTGCGTATAGTCATCGCCGTTCGTTCCTAAAGTCTTACTAGCAACGGATGGTATCGCAAATGTCAGGCTGTAACGCGCCCAGGCACCAGGGCTGGTAATTGACTGACCATTGCCAGACACGGCAGCGGAGGGCGACCCACCTGAACCAAAATACTGGTCAACCGACACGCCGATCTTGAGTGATGCACTTGAAGCCGCATAAAATGATACGATGACAGTTTTACCAGACAGCCGCCTGACGTGTTCGATCTTATGTGTAAAGATACTGAACGCAGCAGCGCCAGCATTGCCGACGACACCAAAGCTAGCGACATTCTCCATTGCCTCATCACCGGCTTGCGCTCGCATTGCATCACTGGCAGCAATTTGATTAGCGGTTGATGTGTCCAGACTTCCCTGTAACTGCCACCGGTCCATCGTATAGACATTATTGCTGAACGGTCCAGCACCACGTTGCGCAACCGTAAACATCGAGTTGTGTATCTTGTTCCGCCCGACGTTCTGTAACGTCGCCGCAACGTCGGTCTTGGTCGCGGCGTCGGCTAATCCAGTGAGATTGGTGGTTGCGACCCATTGGGTAGAGTTCGGGTCCTGATAGCGCACATACATATTGCCGGCGACGCTGTCCCACCAGAGATCACCGAGGCGGGGAGAGATAGGCGGGGTGTCGCTCAACGCGACATTAGCGCCAGTATTATCCACATACTGCTTGGTCGCCGCCTGCAAGGCGGTCGCGGGATCGCCCTTGAGAGAAAGATCGCCCAGCATGGTGCCGCCGTTGAGCGGCAGGAAGGTATCAACGTAGCCCTTGGTCGCCGCGTCGGTCGTGAGGGTTGGCGTGGCGAGATTGACGATTTTCCAGCTCGTCCGCATGTCCAGGTTCTGCTGCGGCATAAAGCCTTTCGCATCGAACCCAGCCACGGCTTGCGCAGCGATCGTCGCAAAGATGCTGTTCGAGTTCCGGTAGAAACCATAATCGCCGTTGGTGAACGAGATCGCCCCATTGGTGGGTGTGCCGTTGGTCAAGACCAAAGGCCCGGACATGGTATCGCCGGCTTTATTGACCTTGGTCCCGGGGTCGATCACCAGGCGCGAACCAGTCCCGCTGATCGCGGTCGGGACACCCACCCACAGGCGCACGGGATCGGCCAGCTCGGTGTAGAGCTGCCCAGGCAAGAGCGCGTTATTTGCCGGCGGTGCGTTGGGGGTCGTGGTGCGTTGTTGTTGAGTGCGAGCGGTCATTTAAGGTCCAGCTCCAGAGAACGCGGGAAGGCCAGCGACACCAAAGACTTTGGCGTCCGGCTCGGGTGGGACGGCGAACGTCACGGTCGCGCCCGACACCGAGTAATCCAGCGCCGCCGCCTGCCAGGTGCCGTTCAGCGAAAGGAGAAGGTTTTCGCTGGCAACGGGCACGACGGGTGCCGCCGCCAGGTCGAGGATCGGGAACGTCACGTTGGTGCCGTCGAACGCCCAGGACGACGTGTCGATCGTCGTCAGTCCCGGCTGCGGTGTCGGGACATCCGGGACCGGGACGATAGCGATACCAAAGACACGGGCGTCGGAAGGAGGTGCTACGGTGAAAATCAGGGTCGAGCTGGACACCGTGTAGTCCACCTGGCCCTGCTGCCAGACACCGTCCAGCGAGAGCATCACGTCCGAGGACGAAGCTACG